CAAGTTATCAATACTGTTGTTTTTGGTCGCAATCAAGGCGTCAAGCCGTTGTAGCTCAGAATCATTTTCAACCGTTATAGCCTCAGATTTCGCCCTTTTGCTTTCGAGTAAAAAGCTTGCATTTAAGAATGAGGCACAGATTGCGAACGTCAACCAAAGCCCGGTAAACCCTCGTTTAGCTGATGGCACAATAAGGGCTACCATGATTATGCCAATAGCCATGAAACCAATTCGTTCGACAGGGCCGGGCGCAATCGTCGACATAGAAACAATCTGTAAAGCAAGCTCGACTATAAGCAAAGCGCCAAGTGATCCATAGACAATAAACCATTCAAACCAATGGCTGATTGCCTCCCTTCTCTGTTGCTTGATCTTTTCTGAGGCTCGACGGCTCATTGCTTAGCCTCAATGCTTGCGCGGTCGATACCTTCAAGCGTGAACTTAGTTACAAAATCACCAATAATTCTGCCATTGCCCTCGACAAAGAAATCGTCGATTTTTTGCTTCTCTTCATTGGTGCCATAAAGCGTCACATTCTTAATTCTCACGCGATTCATTTTCTTGCGGCCAGGTTTCTTTTTCTCTGGCTGTTGTTCGTCCATGCGGCAACTATAATCCCGGTCTGGCAATCTGTCAAGCAATTTTAGCAAAATAAATCTTTCTAAATTCTTTGCTATTTCTCTTGCTAAGAATAGAAAGCAGGGTTATGATTTTAGCCAAGGAAGTGACATGAATATCGAAAGTATGTTCAATCGGGCGGTGTCGCTCGATTCAGTCAGGAGATTCGAAAAGGAGAGGGCTATGAGCAATGCTCAGAAATCTATTATCGAACAGGTGACCGAGATTTCGACCGAAGAGTTGAAAGCCTTGGCTATCGATCAGTTTTGGCGAATGGATGAAAGCTCAAATGCAGCTTTCGAGACTGCGCTTGCAGAATTGAGTGGCGGAGATGATCGCACGCAAACTGCTTTCGACTTGTTGCTCAAGTTGAAAGAGGATCGAGTTTTACTAACTGTCTATACCAAGTTCAAAATTTATACGAACATGGCATTGAAATCTGTCAATCTTCCTCGCGATTCTGGTGTAGGAGACTCGATTAAATTCAAGATGGAGTTTATTAATGTACGTCTAGTCGACACACAGACGGTTGATGTTCCTCCGGGCATTAGCAAGAAGCTTGATAAAAAATCAGGTGCAGATGTGCAGAAGAAAACAGAACCGCCAAAAGATGCTGGTAAAGTTGAGCCAAAACCCGTTGAGAAAAGCAAAGGAATTTTAAAGGGGATTTTAGGATGATTCTGCAAGAGATTCCACTTTTAGCAGGAAGCGCAGACCAGTCGCTAGACGTTACGCTTGATAATGTGCCTTACACTCTTCGCGTGCTTTGGAATGAACGGTTTGGCTACTGGTCTTTGTCCATTGCATATCGTGATGGCGAGGATATTTTAACTAATATCAAAATGGTCAATAATTGGCCGTTGGTTAAGCGATTCCAGCGCCTTGATATGGCCGGTGAATTGTTCTTTTTGCATAAGGCTGGAAAGACCTATAGGCCGACGTATGACGATGTTGGTAATGAATATGGACTTTACTATTATGATCCTGAAACGGTAGTCGATTTGCCGAAACCTATTACGCCACGTGGCAGCACTCAGTCTATTTGGGATGGCGGTAATTCAATTTGGGACGGTCCGTGCAGGTGATAAGGTTCAAGTAATTTTTAGCCAGCAAGCTAAAGACGGCACAGACGATCAACGCCGGTTCGACTTGTCTGATGCGTATTGCTTCCCGGCGGATAACGGGCAGTCTGCGCAAGGAGGAAATAATGAAGATACTATTCTCTATTTTGGTTCGGCTTACATCAAGCTGACAGAATCAGGACAAATGGAGATTAATGCTCCAGGAGGGTGCAAGACAATTGCGCCAACTAATGAATTTACCGGAAAAGTTGTGGTAAATGGTCTATTCACTTTCCTCAACGGCATGATCGGATCTACGGCATCTGGTGTTGCTGCATCGATTAGTGGGGCAATCGCGTTTATTGGGGCACTGACCAGTAACGGTAAGAATATTAGCGATAGTCATACACATAGTGGAGTACAGCCGGGGAGTGGGACTACGGGAGTGGTGTCGTAAAAAAGCCCCGTTAGGGGCTTTGTTTTATTGCTTAAGAAACAGTGTGTTTGTGCTGTTAGTTTCAATAAACACTTTGCTTCTTTCTTGTCCATAAACTTCAATCGGGAAGTCAAGAATAATTTGGAACATCAAATGACGGCCATCGACTGTCGGGCGTGTTTCGTTTCCAATGCGGCCGGTGAAGTGCTTTCCACAATATACGCCGATGACTTCTTGATTTTGGTTAAAGGTTGATTTTGCAGTGGCTTGTTGGTAGGTCATTTCGTTCTCCGCTTGCTGTTGAGTTGATGTAGTGATTATATCTAGTTCTTAGTTTATTGCAAGCATTTTTTTGCCTATATTCAATTTATTTTATAATAATGTTATGAACGACTTGGCACTAGACCCAATCACAGGAGACCTTCTAATTACCGGCCTTGACTTGTCTGTAATTAAAGGCGCAGATCGTGTTCGCCAGAATATATTGATTAAACTCAATCTGTGGGCCGGAGAGTGGTTCCTTGACACTGAGTTTGGCACACCCTATCTGGATAACGTACTTGGAAAGCAAATATCACTTGCTGGGTCAGTAGCCTCTATTAAAAAATCAATTCTAGAGGTGAATGATGTTAATCGCCTTGAGTCGTTTAAATATTCGTTTGACCGACAAGCACGGGCGCTGACTGAGACTTTTAGCGCATCTACGCCATTTGGATTAATTGAGGTTACGGCATGACACTTGGACTCACCGCAACAGGCTTTAGCCGTGATCGTTTAGCAGACATCAAGACGGAATACGACGCACTTGTTACGGATGCTCTTGGCCCTGTAAATACAAATGCCGACAGCGTTATTGGACAGCTAGAAGGGATATGGGCTGAAGGACTAGATAACGTCCAAGAGGCACTGCAAGACACTTATGATTCAATGTACCCCTCTACAGCCGAAGGAACAAGCCTTGACGGCGCTGTAGAATTCATCGGGCTATCACGCATTCCCGCAAGCGCAACTGTTGTAACAGCGGCTGCGTATGGTACTGAGGGTACGGTTGTTCCTGTTGGTTCGATCTGCCATGCTGACATTACTTACACAAGCACAAGTGATGTCGTTATCTCTCGAGCCAATGTAATTGACGTTGAGATTGAAGTTAATACCGTTTCAAACTCGGCGTCATACAATGTTTTTGCTGGTGGAGCATCATCGACTTACGTTAGCGACTCTGACGCTACTGCAACAGAGATTTGTGCAGGACTAGCTGCGGCTATTTCATCTAGTGATTCACTAGCCGTTGCAACTGGAGAAAAACTAAGAATTACGGCAGCTGATGGTGAGTCGCCATTTGCGCTTACAGTTGATTCTAAACTGACCATTGCTAAGCGCGGCTCTCCAGTTGTTTTTGTAGCTAGCGTTACTGGTGCTAAAGCTTGCCCTGTTGGCGCATTGGCTAGTATTGACACACCGATTGACGGATGGGATGAAGTTTATAACCTGAAAGCAGGCGCTATCGGCCGTGATGTCGAATCTGATACTGAACTTCGCGCACGCCATGCAACTGGTGTTCGCGCAACTGGGTCGGCCACTGTTGAAGCGATTAAATCACGCATGCTTGCCGATGTTGATGCCGTTACAAGCATTCAGATTTACGAAAACAGAACGAACATTACTAGCGTTGATGGAATTCCGCCTCATGCCTTTGAATCTGTTGTTGTTGGCGGCACTGATTCTGAAGTGGCTAATCAGTTGTGGCTTACAAAGCCGGCAGGAATTGAAACGCACGGCAACACGTCAATCAATGTTATCGACTCGGCAGACGATGTTCAAGTCATTGAGTTTAGCCGTCCGGTGAGCCAATACATTTGGATTAATGTAAATATTGATTCTTTGAATTCAGAAGAGACGCTACCGACTACCGCAGAATCGTCTATTAAAACTGCTGTGCTGAACTATGGAGATACGTATATTGGCAACGGCGTAGATGTTATCCTGCAACGCTTTAAAGGCCCGATATATGCCGCTGTAGAAGGTATCGGAGATATGACAATTACGGCTGGCATTACAGCGTCAGAGCTTGATACGCCATCCTATTCAACAAGCAATATCTCAATCAGCAAATCTCAAGATGCTGTTTTTGCACTTGATCGCATTACGGTCAGCGGGTTGATCTAATGGCTATGGATTATGTAACCATCGGGCAAGGCAGGCTGACTAATCAGTTTAGCGAAAAGCCTCTTGTAAAGGCGCTTGCTGGCGCTATGGTTTCTCCGCTCTCAAATAATGAAACTGTTGCAGACCAGTTAAAAAATGAGCGATGGATTAGCACGGCAATTGGCGTTCAGCTAGATGGTTGTGGGTATATCGTTGGTGAATCGCGCAAAGGCCGTGATGATGACGAATATCGAAAGGCTATTCTGTTTCGCATTTTCGTCAATACGTCTAATGCCACGCCAGAAGATTTAATGCATGGGTTGCGCTATCTTACCGACCCCGACAACATTCAGTATATGGAGCAATATCCTGCTACGGCTATTTTATTCACTGATGGGCCGAATGTTCCTCAAGATATTCAAACAGTAATGCAGGATTTATCACCGGCTGCAATTTGTGACGTACCTGTGATGGTTTCTTTTTCAAGGGCTACTCCATTTCGATTTAGTAAAACGCCACCTCTAGGTGAATTGTTTGTCAATTCAGATGCTGATTATCTAACTGGTAACGGTTCGGATATTCAAGTTACTTTTTCAGATATTGGCACAGGTTCAAGACTGGGAGGAATAGCTCCTGCTATGCTTGATGTTGGTGGGTTTGGACTAGATATTGGAGGGTCAGAATTAGCTATTAATTCGCCCAATTTTGATACTATGATAGAATCAGGTTTCCACCTTACAGGCTTGTATTCATGACAACTTTTGCAGAAACTTTGCTAAATTTACCGGACGGACAGCAGAATGTCAGTCCGTTGCCTGATGCAACTTTGTCGAATGGTTTTATTCCAGAGCAAGCAGCAACACGCGGACAGCCTCTGCCAGCGCAGTGGCTTAATTGGCTATTCCGCCAGGCATTTCGCCTGATTAATCGTGACAAGGTTTCTGACGCTTCTGGCCTTGCATTGTTTCCGTACATAAATAGCGCAATTCGACTTGAAGCTGTTGATATGGATGATGTTAACAAATACCTTGTCGCTATTGGATATAAAGGCGCGTCAGGCGTTCATGTGTTAAAGGTTATTTCAAGCGCTACGCTTACACTTGGAACTCCGACAACTAACGGAGACCAGCCAATTTTAGGCGGTGCGAATGTTCGCACTGTTGGATATTCACGACAAGTAGGGGAATTGTAATGCAATTAAATATTGGCGCAGGAAGTGGAGATTAACTTATGTCATTAACCGCCGCAGAAGAAGCACAAACACGAGAACTACTTGCACAAGAAGCCGCTATTCTGTCGCTTGCAAGTAATGAGCCGACGATTATTAGCAAACTTGCAGCGACTAAGGTAAATCTTTCTCAATTGCCTTCGGCTTCGTCAGTCGCTGATGCTGATTTGCTTTTGCTGCGTCAAGGATCAACTGACAAAAGTGTCGCAGGGTCTATTGTAAAGGCTTATGCAGGAACTACAGTACCTGATGCAAGCGAAACTGTAAAAGGCATTGTTGAGCTTGCTACTGTTGCAGAGGCTCAGTCTGGAACTGATACGGCTCGTGCTGTTACTCCTGCTGGATTAGCTGCTAGTTCTAATTCTGTAGTCGGATCGTTTTCTAATCTAAAATCTTCTGCAACCGGAACAAGCGCAACAATCACAGTAACAGCTGATGAAATTGTAGTAGAAAACGCATCAAACGCTTACAAAACTTTGCGTTCCGTTTCGCTTTCTATAGCCGGGACTTCTGTAGGAGCTAACGCACTTGATACTGGAACTATAGCAATTAACACTTGGTACAGTCTTTGGGTTATTTGGAATGGAACGACAACTGCTGGACTTATGTCTATTTCCGCCACTGCGCCAACGTTGCCAGGGGGTTACACGCATAAAGCCAGGATTGGTTGGATTCGCACAGATGCATCAGGAAATAAATACCCTCTGGCGTTTAAGCAGTACGGCAGGACAGTTCAATATGCCGTTACTTCAGGATCAAACGTTGTGAATATGCCGCAAATGGCATCTGGATCAGCCGGAAGTGTAACCACTCCTACATGGGTTTCCGTTGCTATAGGATCATTTATACCGTCAAGTGCTGTACGCATTAAGGGAGTATTGGCCGTTGGAGATAATGGTGGCGGCATGGTAGCTCCAAATAATTCATTTGGAGCCTATAATTCATCAACTAATCCGCCGCCATGCTCCGGGAATTGGAGCGCAAATATGTCAGGAACTAGAATTGGGTTTGACTTTGCACTAGAGAGCTCAAATATATACTGGGCGACAATTAATATTGCAGCACAGCTTTATTGTTTTGGATGGGAGGACAATCTATGAGTTACGCAATTCGAAAAGATGGCAAGGGATGGCGTTCAGTTAATTCATATGATGATGTATTAACGAATGAAGTTTTTAGCAACGCAATTCCTTCAAAGACAAATGCGCAACTAAAAACAGAAGAATTGTCACTCTTAACAGCAGAATTCCAAGCTAACAAGCACACGCTAAACGTAGCATGGCTGGCCGCTGCTGTTGCTGATGGTATTAACGAAGTCGAGCGTAAGGATCAAGTTACAGCCGACATTGAAGAACTGCAATTGCAGTACGCGGCAGATGTTGCTGCGATTAAAGCTAAGTATGCTTAATTAGGGAGATAAAAATGGCCGTAGAAAAAACTGAAGAAGTCGCATCGCCAATGGCAACTATTCGTAAATATTGCCCGAACGAAGGTTCGCGCATGGAGTATAAATTGTCGCTCACTGAGTTTCCTGACTTGAGTGGCTACGAGTGTCCTGTGTGTGGTTTTATTCTACCTGATGCATGACACGTATTATTGAAACACGCCACGATAACGAGCCATGGCTGCAATATTGGCTAGGGAACGTCACAGCCATTGATTCTTATTATATAAAATCAATTGGCTGCGCGTGGATGTTTAAAGAAAATAAAGTATGGAATTTTTCGCCTAGAATAACAGGAAACGTAGCACTATTTTATAACGCTGTATTTTTTGTTCGTGTCACAACGATTGGATTATTTTTCCACATGCGGTTATCTAAAACGCATTTATTCCAGTGCGGTCTTGGATGGAAGCTAAACGGACGATTTGCGATGCTGTTTAGAATTCAATCTGATGTTAGTTCAGCCGTTGGAGTTACTGGCCCTAACTACGGACAGGCAACAGGTTTTGATTATGGAACTCACTGAAATGACAAATGTGCAAATGCTTTCGCTTTCATCATCTTTGGTTGCAACGCTATTTGCGCTTTTGATTCTTATTCTTGGGTGGCTTGGAAATAAGCTTTATGCAAAGTTAGATTCTGTTAGCGCATCGCTTCACTCAATTGAAAGTGATCTTCATGAACGTATTACAAATATTGATAAAAGGCTTGTAGCAGTTGAAGCTAGATGTGTATATGAACATGACCGCAGGCATCCACAATGATTACCATTGAACAATATTTCGGTGTACATATTCATCATCCAGATGTGACTGATGAGATTCGAGATAATGCAGAACGATTGCTTGATGCGTGCGAAGAACTCGAACACATGGCGCGGGATGAAGGTGTAGAATTTCCAGATAATCCAGTTACTCGCTCAGGGGTATCAGGGCAGACGTATGGCGGTTATAGGCCGCGTGATTGCCCACAAGGCGCTTTGCACTCAAGCCATAAAGAAGGGTTGGCCGTTGATCGTTATGATCCGCAAGGGAAGATTGATGTTTGGTGTATGATGAATAGCGGTAAAGGCGGTTATCTTGAGCAGTGCGGGATTTATATTGAGCATCCTGACTACACTAAATCCGCTAATGGTGGAGGCTGGAGCCATTGGACTATAAAGCGCCCTGGTAGTGGGCGTCGCGTTTTCATACCATGATTCAATTTGACCAATGGCTAAAGAAATACCGGATATTCAGCCGGTTAATGGTACTCGTTGGCGTTATTATGATATGGAGACTGCAAGAGTGGGGGATGGTGTTTGCAATTTCAAGCGCCCGGACTGGGGTGGAAATAGCTGCCATTCTTGCAGCGGTACAGGTTCCTGCGACGTTTTACGCAGGATGGGCCTTCAAAATTTACGCGGAAAATAAATTGCCATGATAGACTGGACAAAATTAGCACCGTGGATTCTTGTTGTTGTGGCTTCTGGTGCTGCTATTTTTTGTTTTAACGCCTATTTATCAGAGCGCGATGCGTTCAATATTTTTAAGACAGAAGTTAAAATACGTGGCGAAGTTGCAGAAGAAAAGAAGAAAGAAACAGAAGCAAAATACGCAGCAAATCTTGAAAAGGTGAGAGCATATGAAAAATCCATTGCCACTTTACGTGATAATGCTTCTATCAATTACGGCATGCGCTTCGGTTCCGGTAGCGGTTCCGTGCCCGTCGCTTCCAACGGTATCAAGTTGGATGATGGAGCCAGCCAAAAATCAATGGTTGATAGCTTCGCCAAAGACTGCGGAGAAGACGCCGCCAAACTTGAGGCTTGGCGGGAGTGGGGTAGATTGAATGGGGTTCCGGTGGAGTGACTTTATAATCTAATTACACGCTCAAGAACACTATCAAGAAGAATTGGCGTTAAATCTGTATGTTCAGCAGAGACATTTATATACCTTTTATCATCAATTGTATTGCTATGTAAATGTCCGTGAATATTTGCCCTAAATCTATGAAATTGAAGCGGATGAACAGGGATATGAGTTAGAATACATCCTCTTAATTCTGCCGATCCAACGACTTGATTAAAATACTCAAGATATAAAGCAGAAGGATACCGATCATGGTTTCCAAGAACAAGTTTTTTTACGCCATTTAATTTTGAAATCGTATTAAACGCATCTCTACCAAACAAAACATCACCAAGATGCCAAACTGTGTCTTTTTTAGACACAGTTTCATTCCATCGTTTAACAAGTTCTGCATCATGCTGTTCTATAGAATTAAATGGCCTATTTGCCTTTTCAAAATCAATGATTTTTTTGTGACCAAAATGCGTATCTGAAATGATAAAAATTCTATTCATGAACAATCCTTAAACTAATATCAATCTATTCTCATCCACTTCAAGCATTTTAACATCATCAAAATAAAGCGCAACAATTTCATAATATTTTGATCCTTTACGCCGCTTCACCATTAACCGAGTCGGTACAGACAACGTAGCAGCCTCTAAAATCACGTTCTCAATCGTATTACCACTGGCTCTAACTGATTTAGTCCATTTATGCCATGGATACGATCCTGGCTTTTTAAATTCGCTAACGGTGAAGGTTTTTGCGCCGTCTGTTGCTTTGTAATCTACCCGCAAAGTGTTTGACTCGCCTTTCCAGTGGCTCTTTAGCGTCATGTCGATTACGGCGACTTGAAAAGGAGTCCCAATAGCCACAGCAGCGGCTCTGGTAAGCTTTTCGTTCGGGTCGATTAACTCGCCTTCACACTTCCAGCAATAACGCGCTGACGGGCTGTTATGTACGCCGCAATGCGTACATTCCTTGAAAATAAAACGGTAGCTGCATCTAACGCCTTCGATTGTCGTGCCAACACATCGCTGCGCTGTATGTCGGTTTTCTGTTTTGCATTCAGGGCATTCAATGGGAAAATATTCATCGTTTGCATCTTGTTTGTTTTTGGCATCGACAAGTCCGGTTATGGTCAAGTCATCATCAAGTGAGAATCGTTCGATGTTCTCACCAAAGTCTAATACAAGACAGTCAATTTTTCCGGTATATTGGTCATGCAGACGATTCATCAAGCCTGGCTCCAGAGACCAGTTATTATCGTACAGTCTGCATCCTCGACCCATACCCTGCAATAGCAATCGGACGGACGCCGTAGCACGCATAAAAACGACCGTATCGACAATCGGTATGTCAGTGCCAACTGATAGCGCATTAACAGTCACTAGGTAGCGCCACGCGCCTTGGCGAGCCTCTTCTATGCGTTCCTTGCGCTCAGGCTTTGGAGTCTTTCCGGTTATCAGGCACGATTCATTTTCTGGAAGATAGGAAAGTATTTCTTTCGCGTGCTTAATGCTTGATGCAAAAATAATAGCGCACTTCCTATTTTCATAATCCATAATTTGCATCATGTCTTGAACGATTGATTTTGATAACCGTTCTTTTCCAAGCGTCTCAGCATCAATTTCTAATTGCTTGAATAATCCGTTAGACTGAACTTTGACCTGTGCGAGCGAATAATGGTTATGAACTAATCCAAGCCTGTAATCGACTACCCACCCCAAAGGGCAAAGAACATTATGCGGTAACTCATGTATTACATGCTGAAACGTGTTATTTTTACCGATAAGCTTTTCTTTCCCGCGAACTGGAACAGCGTCAAGGCCAAGAATCCTAAGCCGTGGATTGATTGATTTTAGGTGAGCAATGATTCGCTGATACGTCGTTTCGTCATCGTCAGACACCCCCGCGCACTCATCAATCAACAGTAAAGCGTATTCATCCGTGAATTTATCCAGCGAGTTGACGATAGTGAGAGGCGTTCCAAATACGACTTGATGGCCCGTATGCCGGGCGTTAAGGCTCGCGCTAAACACTGAGCATTGCTCTCCAATAGCGCGATATTTCTTTACGCTTTCTGACGCAAGATCGCCAGACGGAGAAAGGCATAAAACGCGCTTTCCAGCCTTAGCAACGACTTGCGCGACCAATGCGGTTATCACTGACTTTCCGCCAGCCGTGGTGACTACTACTACCCCTGGCTCGTCTGTTTTGCGCATGTGTGCGATTGCGCGGTCGGCACATTCGCTCTGGTACGGCCTAGGCACCAGCATCGGAGTCTTTCAGAATAACGCAACCATTCCCAAAGTTTGCAAATTCGCCGTGTAGCTCTAACGCTGCATTGCAGTAGGCGGCGTGCGCCAGTTCTGGAGTCTCGAATGTTCCGATATGAATCTCTTTCCAATTAACGGTTATTCTTGCAGTCCATTTTCCAGTTCTTTTCTGTAATCTAACCCCCTTGTATCCGCTAGTATTGTTTTTTCTTATACAGCTATTATGTTGATTTTCAGACTTTGAGCATTTTCTTAAATTATGCTTTCTATTATCAAGAGGAATGTTGTTTATATGATCAACAAATATTCCATCATTTTTACTTAAACTCAAAATTTCTCTATGCATTTTTATGCATGTTCTTCCATCTTTTGTTTTAATATCTCTCTTTGCATATCCGTGACTGTCAAGATTCCATTTCCACTGATCAAGAAATTCAAAATCATCGTCATCGACTAAAGCCACAAGTCCTTGTGTTAGCTGTATTTCTTTCATTTTAAGCACCTAATAAAAAAGGCTTCACCTGATCTCTCATCCTTACGGAAGTTGGAATAACGGGTTGGCACCCGCCAGAGATCATGTGAAGCCTTGCCAATAAAGTCTGGATTCCAAGCCAGACTTGCATTATATCACACCTTCATCGTTCCAATCACATGTTTTAACGTGTCAACTGCTTCGCCAGTCATTAAAACGCTATTTATTCCAGGCGTAAATCTTAGTACAACTGACTCTTCAGAAAATGATGAAGTAGCGTCAATCATGAAATCGGAATTTAAACCAATCTCATATACTTCCCCTACATATTCAATATCAATCTCATCCTCGGCATTCTCCTTTTGGCTAATAAATGAGAATTTCATTGTTTCTCCAATAGAAATTGAAATTCCTCGAAACTTGTCACTGGCAGGAATGGCGACACGCTTGCATGAATCAATTAAATCCTCTCTATTGATTTTTACATGATTCTTGTGATCTACTTGCAACAACTTCCTATAATCAGGATATTTAGATTCAATAACCTTTGAAATTAACTGATCGCCAAAGCGAATCATATTGTCAGAAAACTCAATCTCAATATCACCTTTGTCAAGCGCTTTGATTAGTCGTGAAACCGTGGAGCGTGGAATGATTTTCTCAACATTCGCGCAAACCAGGGGCGTGGAATTGACAGCAAGTCGCATGCTATCTGATCCGACCACCGATAGGATTCCGTCCTTTACTTCAAACAGCACGCCGTTGAGATAGTGCTTAACGCTCTTAACTCCTGACGAACTAATAACGCTTTGCAGCATTGATTTTATAATGGCCTGATCTATAGAAACCTGAAGCTTTCCATCAACAGACATAACCGGATAATTATCAGTAGGTAGCGTTTGAATGTTGAATTTTGAGCGTCCAGACTTGACGATAATCGAATTGTCTTGAACGTCAATCGATACTGTATCTCCTGCCAGATTGCTGACGACTTTATTAAAGCGGTCGAAATCAACACAAAATGAGAAAATCTCGTCACTATCTGTAGCGCATGATGATTTAACCTGCATCACGTCATCGGACGTAATGAATGACATTTCGTTAGCCGCGTTGGACACAAGAACGCACGACAGCACCGGAATGATTCCGTTGCGTGCGATGCCTGATACTTTGGATAGTGCATCCTTTAGCGATGAGGTGGATATTGTAGTTTTCATAACGTCAAATCCTTAGACTGAATAAAATCAAATCCATTTGTAAATTCTGTGCCGTCAGGGCGCTGGTACTTAACAGCACGCTTATCAGGATAGAACTCCAAAGCTGACCAGCCTTGTAAATCCTGCATTGCATGCGGATTCCAAGCATGATGCGCGCAACTGCCGCTAGAGTCAAGTTCTTTGTTGTCGTTCATTTCGCATATGAATTTACCATTGATTGGTTCCTTGTCTGATGTGGCGCAGTTCCTGCAATGTACGCGAGGAATCTGAATGCCCCAACATACGGCGTGAGCGTGGCAGAACTTGCACCGGAAGTCACTGGCTTTGCTTGCGATGCGTTCTGGCGGTTTGTCTGTTGTGGTGATGTATGTCGCTTTGTTTAGGTATTCGTTATAGTGTTCTAGGTTAAATTCGACCGTATCAACGAAAATCCTATCGTCGTTCTTGTTGATTGCGATATACAAAGCATAGTCACAATCGAATTTCTTTTGGTAAATCTGGCATTGGGCATAGTGCAACGGCTTTATTTCTCTCAGATTTCCAGGCTTCAGCGTCGAAAAGCTCTTGTCAGAACACGTTTTCATCTCAACTGCAACGCGCTTGCCGTTGAGCATATAAACTCCGTCGCCCGATCCGCCGAAGAAGCCTTCGCGAAATCCGGCCTGTTCAAGACACGAATCAATTACTTCAAATCCACACTCGATAAGCAATGACTCGATAACTGGCTCTTCCCTCTTTCCTCGAAAGAATAACCGAAACATTCGTGCGTCAAACTTTTCCGGCTCAACGTAACGGTTAAACATTAACCATAGTTTTCTTGAGCATGGCTCGCCAATAACCGATGCGCCAAGATACGAACGCTCTTCATCGTCTCCGCCAAAGATTGTGACTGATTCGATTTTTTTGTGCAGATCAGAAGGATTTATCACGGCATTCCAATTCAATCAGCAAATCAATAAAATGCCGCGCCTTCTCCAAATCCTTAATTCCATTCTTCGACCTCCACCTACTGACGTACTTGATAATGCAGCCTTCTGCAAACGGCAGTTTATTGGAATGGATATATTCAATCGGCTGGATTGCCATATCTTTGTAGTGCGTTCCGCCTTCTTGTGTTTCTAGTGCGCTCATTTTTTAATCCTTAGTTAATTAATTTGTCCTTGCGAATTCGCCATGTTTTTTATCTCTCTCATTCATAATCCATGATTCAGCGTCATCTTTTGTTTCAAATGTCTTGAATACGCTTTTTTTATTTGAACATATTCTTCCATACCATTTTTTAGATGCGTTGTGCCAACCCACTCCTTTTACTCCGCTTTTGTTATTTTTATAAACAGATTTATTCTGGCAATTTTGATATGCCTCACACTGCCTAAGATTTGCAATGTTATTATCAATCCTGTCAAGATTTATATGATCAATTTCATATCCTGACTGAATATCTCCAACCATAATTTTGTATATTATTCTGTGCGAGTAATATCTAATATCAGCAATGCAAACTCTTTTAACATATTTACCGCCAATCATTATCTTTGTTTCTGCACACAGACCTTCAAATCTTTTATTCCATGTTGTATATGATGATTTTGATTTAAAGTGATGCAATGGACGATGCTTCCAATAAATATGGAAATTGTCATCAATATAAAAGCATTCGTTTAAAAAATCAATGCTTGGTAACTCACGAGTATTTTTCAAAATAGCCCCTTTCGGGGCTATCCATTGCTAAAATGGAATACTATCCCCGTCATCATCTTCTGTCGGAACCTGTTTTTTAACAACAGGAGTTTTTTCAACAGTTGATTTTACCACTTTTACACCCTTACTTTCAACATTTTGCAACCAATTACCTGATTTCCCATCAATCTCCCAAACATCAAGCATCAGATTCATCGGCTTATCAACCAACTGCGACAAGCTTGCATCGTCAGGCTCACCGTTAGGCAGTTTCGCCTTGCAAATGTTATACATCTTGACAAGCACTTGGATAGCCCGGTCGCGTGCCTTTTCCTTGATGTCTTCGCCTGGGAAGCATTTCAGGTTAAGGAACAAAACGCGATTCTTTCCGAATCCTTCGCCAATGACACGCGCCTTAATCTTAACCTTCTTCTGTCCTTCGTATTCATCAACTTCTACCGACTCAAGCATTGACAAATACCAGTCCTTTGGCAATGGCTCAAAATCGTTTTCTTTAACTTCGCCCGTTGCCTGCTCACCTGCGCTCGTTGTCCAGAAACTCATGTTATTTCCTTTTCGTAATAAAATCAACCAGCGCAACGATTGCGCCGACTGTGTTGCAGTTAAAAAACTCATCATCATCAATGTCGATCTCGAATTCATTCTCGATCTTCATTAATATCTCAAGCTGATCCAGTTCGTCAGCGCCAAGATCATCAAGGCTTGCTCGTTCGTCAATGACTTCGACATTGATTTCAAGTTTCTTAGCGATCTCGTCTTTTACGCGTTGGGTTGTGGATTTCATGATTTCACCTTAAAATAAGGAATCAAATCAAGCAACGGATTAGCACCAATTGGCATTGGAATCTCAGAGTCAAGATCATAGCGGTTCTTGGCATTTACAAAACCGATCTTGCCATCGCCTGACGTTACCAATAGACGATCACCAGTCTGCACGATCTTACCTAGTTTTGTCGTAACTCCTTTCTTATCAGTTGCACCACCTTTAACGAATTCCTCCTGGCGAAGATACAATACAGCATCGACAAGATTCACATAAACAGGCACAGACTCTTTGTGCATATCAAGCGAATAAACGCTGTATTCTTCAGCATCTGGCCGGTTCTTCATCTTCTGCACGCCTGAGTGCGCAAGGAATACCACTGTCATTCTTTTTTTATTGCGCAGATAGTCGCAGGCCGTCTTAATTTCTGCGTGCATTTCCTTAACTACCAGATAACCCTTGTGGAAACCGCCTGCGGCATCGGCTACGTTATCGACTTCGTAATCCTCGCACACTTCATGCTCAAACAGTGCGTGCAGGCTCGTAACGCTGTCAATTACCAGCGTCTTGAACTCATGCTCTTGTGTTGCAAGGCTGCGCAACTGATCAAGCAATGCGTCCTTCGTGCTGATTTTGTCTTTCTTACTTGAGCGAGGCAACGGAGGAAAAACAACAGGCCGGTCTTCTTCTTCCCATGACTCGAAAACGCTCATGCCTTCTTCAGCCTGCACGAAGATTGGATTCGGGAACAGTGCGCCGAGTGTTGTTTTACCAGCGCCTGGGGCGGCAACGATGGTGATTTGTGGGGGCTTGCTGAGTGGTTTTGTTAGTGATGATAAATCCATGATTACATTCCTTTAAAGAATCCGCCTGAGTACATGATAAAAAAATACAAGCGCAGAAGAAATAATTGTTGTGATAGCATTTTCATTTCTGCGAGGCTGTCCGCGTGTTGCAATCGACATACCAATACCAAGTACTAACAAAAACAATAGGTATATTGCGGCCAGAATTCCATTTTATTTATCCTCAATTTTAATGCTGGCCTTAGCCGGCTTAGTAGTAACAATCTGCGCCAATAGCTTACGCTGCGCTGCCGTTCCGTTCGCCATTAGAGCATCAAAATCTTTCTGGCGCAACGTATAACTGTACGTGCGATTGATTGGCATCGTTTCTTTCCAAATCGTATTCAGCAGCGACTTGTCAAGAGTGACGTTTTCTCCTGTCTTTATCGTGACTTTATAGCCGTCCATATCATACGTTGCTTGGCCGATTTTTTTGTGTCCTGCGTCTTGTATAATTGCTGCGACAAGTTCAGACTCGGCAGACTCCAATGCCGAAATCTGGCTGCGTACTTCTTGTAGGCGGGTGATGAAGTTAGTCATTGATTGGCTCCAGTTCATCTGCCCTGCAAAATGACGCACAATACCCACCATCTTCAATCATCATGACCGAATGAGCGTCATTACCTGGGCTATCAACCCTATAAAACTTATAGTCTCTGTTTGGACGACAAAAATACGTCTTCTTCGGAATCAACCGCGCATCGTCTTTTGCGGCGTCAAGTTGCTCCTGTGTGCCATTTTGCCATTTCTTGGGCTTGGATTTTTTGGCGGGTAGAAGATTATCTGATGAAACATACCAATATCCAGTTGCTCCGATGTTTTGGAATGCTACGCTTGCTTTGTTTCCACAAATGTCTTTCAATCCAGCTGCGCCACGCACTACTTTAATGCCAATTGGCATTGCCTTGGAACGATCCATTCCTTCTGTCGTCACAAACACCGTATCAAACGGCAACAACGTAGCATCATCTTTAGCCGCGTCCAGCATTTCTTGTGTACCTTTCTTGTATTTCATGATTCACCTCTCTAATTATGTTAGTCGCCGTCATGCAGCGACGAAACGAACTCTAGCAACTAAAAATATAAAAGTCAAACAAAAATAAAAAATAATTTCTCATTGACACATTTATTTTTTATGGCGTATATTTGTTACTTCAATCACAAAGGAGATTCAAATGAACAAGCCAATTCGTAAGTATGCAGTTTGCAAAAAATCACCCATGCCTTGCAAGAACGGTCCGATGAAAGATGAAATTCTATGGTTCGGTGATTCCACATTTACCAGCGCAATCTTTACTTATCGCGGCGAGACTGGCAGATACGTCAAAGGCGACTGGGTGAAGGCATGACACCTTACTGCACAATCCACGAAGCGCCAATGCCTGCAATTATACAAGGAATTTTGCATGACATTCCAAGGTATGAAAGCGAAAAGACAGTCATTACCGCGCGCCAAACATTTGGCCGTGGATTTACTCCACGCGCTAGGCAAGCGCAGATTGACATTCTTGAAATAATCAAAGCGCATGATTCAATTGGCACTGTTCAAATCGCAAAGCTAACAGGGCGTAGCCGGTGCGCTATTCATTGCGATGTGACTATTATGGCTGAAGAAGGTATGATTAAACGCTTTCAGCGCGGTAAGTTGTTTTTTTGGGAGGTGGTATGAATAAACAAATTATTGTAAATATCGCAGAACATTATGGTTTGTTAATTAATGATAATTTAATAGAATTTGCTAGAGAAATAGAGCTTATTGAACGCGAAGAATGCGCGAAGATTTGCGACGATCTAGAAGAAAAGTATATTGGCGAAGAAGGTCCGGTGGCTTGTCATGATTGCGCTTCATCAATCCGGTCGCGCAAATGACACTATACGCCAACGCAATAGATTACCTAGACGCAGGAATGCGTCTAATTCCTATTCATCCTATTGTTAATGGTAAATGCTCATGTGATAACGATCATTGCCAAGCTGCTGGCAAGCATCCATTAAGATCAAACTGGCAAAACCAGCGCCTTGTAGATAGCGCTACTTTGGATGATGTTTGGCGCGATGTGTATAAATGTAATGGCCTTGGATTCGCGCTAGACCAGGATCATATCGTACTCGATGTTGATCCGCGCAATGGAGGTACGGAATCACTAGCAGAACTGCAAAAAGATACAGGATTAAACTTCATTGAATGCTGTAATGCCATTGTCAAGACAGGCGGTAACGGACTTCATTTTTACTTCACAAAGCCAGCTATCAATCTAGGTTGGAAATTGCCTGATAAATATCGCGGACTTGACATCAAACAGTTCGGTGGATTCGTAATTACTGCAGGATCAGCGCACGCGTCTGGAAATATTTATGACTGGTATAGTTTTGAAAAATCAAAACTTGATAACCTGTCAGTGCTACCTGAAGAAGTTGCCGAACTTCTAACGCGTGGCTATTCAGATCATAAGTCATCAATGAAGTCTGAAGGCATGGGTGACGTTGAAGACATCGCAGATATGCTCGACTACATCAAAAACGATGATGAAGATTATGAGTATTGGCTTCGAATCGGAATGGCTGTTCATCACGCTACTGGCGGCAGTCTTGAAGGGCTAAAACTGTTCTCAAAATGGGGCGCTCAATCATCAAAGTTTGACGCATCAGACACGGAACGCCGCTGGCATAGTTTTGGAAAGCGTCCGACGAATGTAGCCACAATGGGAACGCTTGTTTATATCGCACGCCAAGCTGGATGGGAGCCACGGCCCGATAGTAATGCGCTAAGCAAGGAAGAACTGCAAGAGATTAAAGACCGATGGGAACAGAAGAAAGATGATCGTGTTTCGTTACCTTCAATCGCTGATGATCATGATATTGATATTTATACACCACCTGGAATTCTCGGAAAGATTAATGATTACATTTATTCTTGCAGTGCTTTCCCTAATCGTAATCTTGCGATTGCTTGCGCACTTTCTGTTATGACCAATATCATCGGGCGCAAATACTTTTGGCCCGGTCGATTCTCAAATATTCAGCCCAATCTATTAGTGCTTTGCATTGCCGGTTCTTCAGTGGGTAAGGATGCTGTTCTAGGTGCGTCACATAAACTGCTGTGCGCTGCTGGATTAGGTGCTGCTATACACGGTCGCATAAAGTCAGATAAAGACCTTATGGACGCTCTAGAGCGTAACCAGTACGCCATGTATTACAACGATGAATTCGGTTATTTTCTCCAGCGGCTAAATAACGCCATGAAAAAGGGTAATGCTAGTTACCTAGAGGGAATTATCGGAACGATAATGGAAGTATTCACCAAGGGTGATAAAAGCGTATTGCTTGACATTTCACGTAAAGTAGCAATTCGCGACAGATACGAAGAGTTAATCAACAAATTGGTCAAAGCGCATAAAGATGGAAATTTTCAGGATGAAAACGAACACCTGAAAAAGATTGATCGCGCCAAAATGCTGATGAAAAAGTTTGAAAATGGTTTTCCCAATCCGTTCTTATCGATGTTTACCACCGCTACGCCGCGCACAATGGAACTGGCATTCTCTGGCGAGAGTACAGAGAACGGCTTTCTATCGCGTGCGCTCACATTCCATGAATACGACACTAATCCAAGGCCAAAAGATAACTTTCAAGGCGCTCCAGGCGTTCCTATGGCGCTTGAAATGTCGATTAAGTCTATTGCATTTGATAAAGATGAATGCCAGTTCGGGCGTGTTGACAGTTTCAATCAGAAGCAAGTGCCAATCAAAATAGAACGTGATGCCGCTGTTTTTGTTGATCGTGCTATCGACTACTTTTTCGACTTAGCAGAAACGCAAAAATCATCCGGTCTTGAATCGTTGCCACGCCGGGCGCTTGATAGCGTGATTAAGATTTGCATCGCACTCGCATCAGAAACAGGAACGCTAACGCTTGATATGGCCCGTTATGCGGTTAAGCTAGTGCGTTGGGAGATGGATAAGAAGATTCGGCGCGTTAGTTCCACAGAGGGTATGGCAAGCCGTGACACGACTGAAAAGATGGACGGTATAGCGCATCGCATTTGTGAGATTTGTTCCACTGAAAAAGGCGAGACACTAGCTGTTATCATGAACCGCGTTAAAAGCGCAAAATCTAATAAGGAGAATATCAAAATTATTCTTGACGGATTGACAGAGAATGGCTATATTCTAGCAATTGATACGGGTAAGATTTACAAGAGCAGTCCTATTTATCGTTATAAATCTACGGGGAAGAATGATGAGCAATAATTACGAAGGCTGGAAACATATCAACTCTGCACCAAAAGACAAGGAGGTTTTGGTGTGGGATGGGCAGTATCGCTATGTTGCAAAATGGTGTCTTTGTGAATGGGTGTGCTTCAATACTTATCCAGTTCATCCAACCCACTGGCGCGGATGTCCTCCACCTCCTGATTTTACTTTAGAAGATGATCAAGAATAACATAAGCGCCGCAAGGCGCTTTTTTATTACACAATATATTGCAACCGTGGTAATATTGTGGTTCTAGGTGCAATTAGATATACGCCATTGCACGGTTGTATTCTTGGCAGGCGGTAACGTTTTACGCTAAACCTGTGTATTACCAAGAGAATACAGCGTCTGAATTTTGTAAAGCGGCTACCAGACCATCGGCCAGCAAATTCTCATATAGGTTTAAACCAGTTGGTAACGTTTTACGCTAAGGCTGGCTAAGTTCCAAAGAGCAAATGTAAGTGTCCTTAACTCATCTTAGATCGTAGATTCATCTTAGATTCAATCTTAGATGCTATTTTCTAAACAGAATCAACGAGTTAAGCAACGTTTAGAAGGTTTAGACGATTCTGCATTGGACACTTTTCACAGCATATAGATATATCTCTATAGGTATAGTCACATTTAAATACTGTATATTTAAACAATCACCAGTCAAATGACTGGTTTTTTTACGTCTATTTTTTATTTTAATTTTTAGTCTATTGAGATCTAAGATTCTAAACGTTCTAAGATGATATATTTTTTAATGAAATCATAAACTTACATCTTAGATTTTCGTCTAACATTCGTCTAAGATTATTTTTTTACGAAAATGCTTGACTTCTTGTGATTAGTTGTTAGAATTAGATCTAACCATCACGAAAGGAAATATTATGAGCAACCAACAACACGTGCAGATACATTCATGGGCAGTCGCTGTTCGTAACGCATACCGTCAATGCATTAGAAGAGGCATTAGTCGGAAAACCGCGAGAGTCGGTATTTTATTAGGGCTGAAGCGCCAAGGATTGGATAAGGAGTCACGCGCCATAACTAAATCGAAAGGCGGTGCAGTATGAGTAAGCATACGCCGGGGCCGTGGCTCAGAAGTGGAAATACTATTTATGCTCTAATGCATCATAGTTGGAATAAAGGTGTTGAAACATTCCGTAATCGGTTTAGCGCATATGTGCAGGCAGACAAAGAATGCGGTCAGCAGGAAGAAGAAGCAAACGCCCGCCTAATTGCCGCTGCGCCTGAGTTGCTTGAGTCATTACAAAATATTGTGCGAAGTGCAGAAATAAATCAAGCTGCTATCAATACGTTTTTGCTTATTGACGCAAGAGAAGCAATCTCCAAAGCCACAGGTGAAGTATGAAATCATACGTTGAAACACGCACAATCGACCTTGGGGCGATTGGAGAAGTTGATTGCGACATATCCTATAACTGTTATCCTGGAACCCCTGAGAGTGGTCGTATGGGCCTTCCTGAGAACTATGATCCTGGGTCTGCTAGTGAGGTTTGTATAACTTCAATTTGGTTTAAAGGATTATTCAATATACAAAAATTGTTTAGCGAATCAGCTATTGAAAAACTTGAAGAAGAAATTCGTATTGAATGTGATGAGGAAGAGTTGTGAAATATTCTAAAGAAGATATTAAAAACCGTGCTAAGTCATTTATTGAATTTAGCGAGTCTGGAGATCCTCGTTGTGAATTGCTTTTGATGATGCTGTCTATTTCATTTGGAATGTCACAAGAAGATTGCATTAATAAAATAAAAGTTCTTGCAAAAGAATAAATAAACTATATAATGTAGTTTATCAACCATCACCGAACAGAGAACAGACATGATTGAAGTAATTAATAAACCAGTAACACAAAAGGCCAAGCGAGCAAGCTGGAAAGATTACCCATTTACCACTATGCAACTTGGTGATACGTTCAGTCTTAAAAAAGGTGAGTTTGAGCGTCGTAAGTTTAGTGTTATGCTTAATAGTGTTGGTAAACGGTTGAATGTTAAGTTTTCTACTTCGATCGACAAAGCAACGGGTGATTTGTTTGTGCAGAGGGTTTTGTAAATAAGGCGAAAGCCAAAAGAGCAGGTCCGCGCACTGGTTGAAAAGGCAGAGGGTGCTAACGCATTGACCTCATGCGCAGCGGATGACGACATACCCAGTGTGACAGGCCGGAAAGACGGTCACCTAACAAAACAGCCAAGGCCGACATGCGCTGGCAGATATGGAAACTGCGATTCTTCGGAATTTAGGTTTGCCCATAGGCAGATGGAAACACAGGCAATCTCTAGCTTGGTTGTTCTGTTAGGTGAATGAGTAGTGATGATTCTCAAATAGTCTATCGGTTCCTCCAGCGCCACAATGGAAAAGGACTGAAAAGTAAGTGGCTGACGTTACGCAAAGTCAAATTGGTAATGCGTAAGCCGGAAATTCATCACCGGCCACCTAACTGTTAATGAATGCCAAGCTGACGAGTTTGGCAGGTTGGTATAAATCGTCATAGGACTAGCGATTTTCGCATGTTCAAATCGTGCCATTAACAGGTTTGTAGCTCTTTAGTAATCAGTGCGGATGTGCGGCGTGGATTGGACACGCACGAAA